ACAGCACCTAAACAAGATGGCTGGTTCAGTTCTTCGTTCATAGCTTTGTAGTCTCTTTCATCCATTTTTCTTCGTATTAAAGTTTCGAGGTATTAATCAGCCACCTCGTTTAGCTGCAAAACGTTATGAATAATATTAAAATTATCCACGCTCGTATTTCTTTAATCTTTTGTCAAACTCCTTTTTATTTTGCAAAGTTGGCTCTCCAATTTCAACTACTACCTTAGACCATGCGTCAAGCCTTTTACCCATCCATTTATCTAAGCAAACTTTGCAAGTTCTTTTGTTCCAAATTTCGTTTACTCCACATTTTTTACATTTTGCCATCGCTATAATTTTAATACATATTCATAACACAACCTAAAATCAACCTTTCAGGTGTGCGTTTAGCTTCATTCGTTAACGGCAATAAAAAATACGTTCACTAAATTTCGTCATAGTCAATAACATATTGCTTCAATTCGTAATCGTGTTCCCATCTTTTTATGTCAACTATCTTTTCCCATTCACGAGTTCTATACTTAGAATCTTTCCAGTCAACCTCTTTTATTATTATTTGCTTTTGTGTTTTCATTCCGTTCTCTTTACTTTTCATAGCCAAACCGTTATAAAAATGTGCTTTTGATTGAAAACGCCTGTTATTCGTCACCCAACAGACTTATCAATTTAAAAAGGAAAATTATCGTCTTCTACTTCTGGCGATCCCGCTTGCTTTGGCTCTGCTTTTGTTACGTTCCCATCAGTCCAAAATACTTTTCCGTTACCTAGATAGTTACGGTTTGATTTCGCTTCGCGTTCCTCTTTGCTTTGCTCATGGTACGCGCTTACGTTTTGCCCCCATTGGTTTGTTTCATCCTGTACGCTTACCGTAAGGTTTAAGTACTTTCCGTTTGAAAGTTTGCTATTGTCAATTTTTGTTACGTCTATTGATAGACCCATTAAAGTTGCCATATTATTTGTTTTTAAGTTCCGAAATATACGCTTTAAACTGCTCATTGCAAAGCATATACTTCTGTATTATTTCTTTTTCTTTTTCTTCATCGCGTATGATTTCAACGGTAGTAACGCGCTTTGTAACCTCGATATTATCGACGTTGTGCATTTCTGCATTTTCCCAGCCTATTAAATCTTCGGGAGTACTTACTAAGCAGTAATCAATATAAGCTTTGTCAACTCCGTAAAGCATCATGTACATTCTAACTTGCCAATCGTACCCAGACTTTTTAACGGCTTTCTCTGCATCGTCTACAAAGAAGGGAAACGTATCAATACTCCAGCTGCTTTTAATATCTCGAACATGGTCGTTTTCAAGTATGTCACATTCTCCTGTAAAGCCTTCTGTGTTTATTCGTTTATCGTGCTTTTTGTAGTCTGTGAACAATACCGAGTTCAGTAGATCAATCGACTTTTGTTCGACCAAAACACCCTTCTCCATGTACTTATTGGATATGTCTTTGCGGTGTCCTATTATCGCTTCGACTGCTTTCTCTTTTAACCATGTTAGCGTTGTTTCGCTTAATGGCTGCGACTTGCTTCGCGAGGCAGTCATCATCTTACTGCACTCGCTCGCTCTTACTATTAACTCCATTACTTAACTTCTTTTAATTGTTGTAATTGTTCGGCAGTTACGTTGTAGACTGAAACTATTTTGTCTGCTGTTGTCTTACCGCTTCGCACTGCTTCGAGTGCATTTTCAAAACCACCCTCTTTAAAGTTTGCTTTTGCTTTAGGCTTTGATTGTTGCTCTCCACTCGCGTCCGTGTCCTTATCCGTTACTATTCCAAGGATTGCAGATAGTGCGTATCTACGTAGATATGTAATCGCACTACCTAGTACTTGATAATCATTCATCCCTTTGAGTGAAACCCCTTGAGGTATGTCCGTTACGCTTTCCAACGTTTCACCTGTTTCGGTGTGGAATATAACTGTACGAATAGACTGCGCTTCGATTAACTGTGTAAAGCCTAAATTGTGCTTTGCTAGTATTGGGTTAATCACTTCAAAGATTGTCGGGAGGTCTGCGTAGCTATATCCATAGCCTTTAGTTCCTTTGTGTATCGTTGGGCATTCCTGTTGAAAAGCTGCTAACGACTTGTAAATGTTTGTTTTTTCCATTGTTTTGTTTTTTGTTAAAAGTACTCTGTTACTTCGTAATCTATTTACGAATTGTGACGAACGGTTGTATAGCTTTATGAGTGGTTAATCCTGTGCATTAAATAAAGTTGGTGGTTCATTATCTTTTTCTTCTTTTTTTTCTTCCAACCTTTTTTTTGCTATGTTAAAATAATTCTCATCTTGTTCTATTCCAATTCCATTTCTATTGGTATTAACACAAGCTACCATAGTGCTACCGCTACCCATAGTAAAATCTAAAACCGTTTCGTTTTCATTTGTGTATGTTTTTATTAGGTACTCCATTAATTCAATAGGTTTTTGTGTTGGGTGGTTTACTTTATCTTTAGAACTATTGTGTACACATTTAATTTTTTCTATAACCCTACTTGGGTAAACAAAATCTGTTTGGTTATCTGTAAAAGTTTTACTATAATCTCCATAGTTATCAGTTGGTGTTGAGTGTTTTTTATTACCTGCTTTTACGGTTGTTCTTAATTCCATAATAGGGTTGTAAGTTGGTGGATTTTTATAAAAAACGCTTATTATTTCGTTATTTAATAAAGGCATTTTCTTTGCATTTAAAAATCCAGTTTTGGAATTCTTTTTCCAAATCCAATCATACTTATAGTTTTTAATATTACTCATTCGTAAAGCAGAACTAAAGGGTTCGCTGCCAAATAAGACTATTGCACCATTTGGTTTTATTATTCTATTGAGTTGCTCCCACATCAATTCAAAGTCTATAACACTATCCCATTTACAAGCAGTAGTTCCGAAAGGTGGGTCTGTAATAATAGCATCAATACTATTATCTTCAATTGTTCTCATTACTTCAAGGCAATCGCCTTTTATTAATCTAATCTCACTCATATCATTGCCGTTTATCATGGGTATATCTGTCCTTTTGTGTCTTGTAGGCAATAAGCCTCAAAGCCGTTTCAATTCATATTTCAAGTATTCATTGCCTTTGCTCACTTTGGTTTTTATAACCGTCATTTTGTAAATGCGCTTATCATCAAATCCGTAACGCTTTTGTAGTATATCTTGTAAAAGTTTCACGGGGTTATCTATATCCGATGACGCAGACGAAAAACCGAACTCGTAACAAATTGATAATTTTACCTCTGGAATTTCCATTTCAGGCATAAGCGCAATCAACTTTCTTTCGTACTTCCTGTATTCGGGTGTCTTGAATCTCCTCCCTTGCCACGCTCGATTTACACTCATCGGTTTTACTTCTATTATTGGCATTTACTTTTTCATTTTTTCGTGGCGTTAAATTCATTCCTCACTACAACCCGTTCACCAACTCCGACTTGACGCGCTCTAATTCTTCTATCCTTTTTTCCAAATTTAACACTTTCGTTTGATATTCAATTACTTTCGCCTTGTATTCAAAGTACTTGTAGTGCCTATCAATCAACTCTTTCAAGCCTACAAAGCAATGTTTTGACGTTTTTATAATGCTTTCTAGTTCTGGTATCCTTTTACTGTTTGGGTTTTTTTCGTGAACCTCTACGCGTAGCTGTGACAGATACAAATAAATTACTCCCATGTGAGCAGTCGCAAAGCTGGGAGCGTTTAAAATTTCTTCCTCTGGCGTTTCGTTTTCAGTGGTTGTCAGTTTTTCGACTATATCACGCAAATCTTGCAGATTCTTTCCTTTTATATCTGCAATTTCTTCTTTCGTCAAATAGTTTTCAATTTTCATAGTTTAAATTTAAAATGGTGCTTCGTTTTTATCGACTTCGTAAAAGTTAGTATCTGGTACTATTGCGCTGTTTATTACTTCGATTTCTTCCTTTCCCTCTGGTTGTGCGTAATGCCTTATTAATTGGTTGCCAATTATCTCAGTCTCGTAATATTTCCCCGTTCTAATATCAAAGTGAAGTACTATCATACCCTTAATACCTATATTCGCTCCCTTTGCTTTTTCAATATGTATTTCGCTAAATTGCTCGGACTTGACGCGGTGGACAATTATAACACTTTTTGCATAGTTTCCCCACTCTGACCCCCCTTTCAACTCGTGATAGGTTGGAGGTTGTAACTTGCCGTCTTTTATTTTTGCGCTTCGAGGGTGTATAATCGTATGAAAATGTAAACCGCTACGCTCTACTATATCGTTGCCTAGTTGTAATGTTTTCGCTAGCCATTTATCTTCTCGCTCCCCGTCCGTATCGTGAAACATATGATTCCATGAATCAATAACAGCAGAAAAAATACCGTGTTCGCTTTGCATCTTCTCAGCTTCTAACCAAAATTGTGATGGGCTTAGTAGTTGATCTGACTTAATTATTTTAAAATAGTGCAGAATTTCGGGTAGGTATCTATCCAACTCCTGAACAGTTGCAAGGTTGTCAGTTTCTTGCCGTCCTTCATTTGTCCAGTAGTATTTCTCCATCCGCTTTCCTGTAACTTTGTGGAACAACTTTGCGATAATTTCCTCTTTGCTTCCAGCGTCGGGCATATTTATGAGGTGTTTATGGTCGTAATATTGCGAACAGTTCCAAATGGTTTCAATCATAAGTTCAGTCTTTCCCGATGCTGGGTATCCACTCCAATCGGTACGGCTACCTTCGCGAACCCCGTAGTGTCTATCAAGTGACTTGTGACCGATATAGTATCTTTTTGGGCCGCCTTTTTTTATGTAATGGCAGAGTTTATCACGAACGTCTGCTGGTTTTAAGAGATCCATCCTCTTTCCTTTTTAATCCTTAAAATAGTTTCTTCCATAGTTTCCTGTTGTCTAGGCTTTTCCGTCTCTGGTATTTCGTCCTCCCATCTTTTTTGGTTTAGATAGGTTAACGGGTTCGGGTGCGTGTATCCTTCAAATGGTTTATACTTTACGAATGCGTCTATTGTGTCCTTTATGGCTTTTAGTTCGGCATCTTTGAGTTTAGAGTATTTCTCTTGACATTTTTGTTTAGCGACCTTAGAAGGGTATTTGCTCCAAAAATCTTCAAAAGAAAAAACTATATTTTTCTCTTTCTCTTTCTCTTCCTCTTCCTCTTCCTTGGGGTTAGTCATAGGGTTAGTCATAGGGTTAGTCATAGGGTTAGTCATAGGGTTAGTCGTTGGGTCTATGTTATTGACTCGTTTCCAACCTTTTACACTACTTTCTATTGCGTGTCTTTGACTTTCATAGCAAAGATTAACAATAAAGTTTAGACCTTTAGGGTCTTCATCTAAAAACTGTTTATTAATAATTGATATTAAAAAATCTAGCTTATCTTTATCGTTATTCAATTCATTCAAAACGTCAAAATAACTACGCAAGAAATTAAACGCTTTTCTTTTAGTTGGCTTAAGCATAGCTATTTGATTTTTTATTATTGCATCTTTGGCAAAGGGACTGTTTATTTTCTAAACTATCACTACCTCCTTTTGATAATGGCTTAATGTGGTCTATTTCTAAAAACATTTCCCCATCATGTATTGCATCTAATTTATTCCAATTCTCTGCTACATTAAATTTTTTATTACAGTACACACATGAATAATTTGATTTTTCATACACACGGAATCTGTGTATTTTGTTTTTGTTTTTTGCCATATTCGAAGTATTTTAAATAAAAAACCCCCTGTCTTGCTAGCCGTGTGGGAAGGCGTTACAAAACAGAGGGTAAAACTAAAACCTTTGTAGTTCCCACACTACTTAGATTCTGCTAATATACGAATTTATTTTAATTCATCCAGTATAGAAACCTGTTTAACATCATCTTTAAATCTATTTTTTGCTAACTGTAAATTAATTTTAGCCTGTTTAAAATAGCTATCTTTTAATTCTATTCCTATTGCTTTTCGTCCTAATGAAACAGGGCTATAAACATCTGTTCCAACCCCCATGAAAGGACTAAGTACAATTTCGTTAGGATTTGAGTATAAATCAACTAACCTATCCAAAACGTCTAATTGTGTCGGAGTTACGTGTTTTTCGTCATCATCTTCTTTTGAATCCTTAAACTCTAAACAATGACCCTCACGAACATCATCCCAAACGCTAGAGGCGTAACGTTGCCAAATGTAGTGATTCTTTTTGGTTATCTTGTTTGGGTCGTCATTTTTACATAAATAATCCCATAATTCAGAAGTTGATTTAAATTTTGGATTTTCTTTATAATTATTCCATGCGTTTAACATCTCTTGTAAAATTGGTTTAGAGCCAGCATAATAACTCAGCCCAAATTTATGTTTTACTGGTACTTCATTCTCGCCTTTCTTTTTAAATACCAATATATAATCAGGATTAGCGGTAAAACATTTCGTAGAATCTTCAACTATAAACTTATGCATTAAAGATTGAACCATTGTACGAATACGAACCTTTAAAGGCTCTTTCCATACCGTTATACGGTTCTTATATTCAAATCCATGCTTTTTATATAGTTTAATAATCTCGCTAGGGAAATCTAGTAGCGTACCGTTCACCTGACAAAAATCGGTAACGTGTAAGGCGTTTATTCTACCTTTTTTTGTAACCCTTGAAAGTTCTTTCACTAAAAACTCAAATTGATTTAAAAACTCGTCATTATTACTCACGTTACTCAAATCTCTTACATCGCTAGAATATGTATAAAGATTTGCAAAAGGGGGGCTATATATACACAAATCTATACTTTCATCTTTAAATGTTGATATAACGTTCATGCAATCTCCATTATAAATACTATAATTTTCTTCGTGAATTTGGTCTTTTACTTTTTCCATTTTAAATAAAATTAGGTTTTTTCACTTCTTGATTAAATTCTTTTTTCACTTCGCTGTAAGAAGTGTTAACAGCTTGTGTAAGGTTTTCATGTAACTCTATTGCTTTTTGTGTTTTTTGATCTAGTGCTTCTATTACTCTAGTTTGACCGTCAGAAATTACCATATCAATAGTAACATCGTTTTTCTGTCCAAATCTCCAAAAACGTCGAATAGCTTGGTAGTATTGTTCGTAGCTCCATGTTGGAAAGAATGTTGAATGGTTACAATGTTGCCAGTTTAAACCCATTCCAGTCATTTTAGCCTTGGTAATAATTCTATCAATATTTCCCTTTGCGAAATTAATTAAAATATCTTCTTTTTTGTCAATAGACATTGATCCACGTATTTCAACTGCATCAGAATCTAATTCGTTAATTAGTGAACTTTCTTCATTGAAATTAACCCAATAAACAGACGTTTTACCCTCTGCTAATCCTACTGCTTTTTCGCTTCTATCGTTAATCGTTTGCTTTTGCTCATGTCTAACCTCTGTCATTGATTTTGCGATAGGTGTAAACATTTGAACCTGACCGTTAACATCTATCAAAGATTGATTTTCAACTATGTGTTTATTAACTATTAACTC